GATGTGGCACTTTCTATATATATATCTGCTGAATCGTAGTATATCATGTTGTAAATTTAATAATTTTTAGACAACCTTAAAAATATATTTTTGGTTTATAAACATTTTATTTCACTGATTTTAGCAGGTGTAATATCCGCAGCAGACTGTGTACCAGGTGTGGTAAAGGATGTACTTCCTAAACCAACTGTTACACCTGTATGCGTGTGTGTATTATACGCTGTGATAAAATTATTAAAATCAGATTTCAGTTCATTGAATGCTTCTTCCAGCTTTTCATATCGCACCATGTGATAATCCGTTCCGCCAATCTCTGCTGTTCCATCATTTTTTAACCAAATAGAAAACTGTTCTGCGCCATCTGCATCCGTAGAAAACAACCGGGTTTCTCCAATATCTGCTAATTTATCTTTTTGCACATATCCAATAATTACTGTTTTCCCTTTTTCTTCTGTAGGTCCGTAAATAGCAATCATATTTTTTAGAGGATTGCTGTCAATACCAAACGGTGTTGATTCCATAGAAGTCTGCACATCGCTGTTTCCTTTACGCAATACCTTTATAATCCGGCGCTTTATGTCGTCAAAATCAGTAGATAATATTTTTGTAATATTCAACATTAGTGCAAATTAATTCCTTTCCATAAATACACAGGTGTGCTTCCATCATATACACATGGCAGCACACAGTTAAGAACAGCAGTGTTTATTTTTTCATCACCTTTATAATCAATACTTTCAATAAACCATGTAGATTTATTATACAAATAACATTGCGGATTGGTAACTGTAATGGTATTATTTGGTTTTAAAATTTTACCATCTACAATCCATCTGTCTGTATTAATAATTAGTTTTATGTTTTTTAATTCTGCTGATAATGCAGTTTTTGCCGCCTTTTCGGTATCGTTATCATCACCGCTATTCTGGGACATTGTTTTTGGCCGGTAAACAGAATTTATTACAAACGGATTTGTAATAGTATATTCTGATGCATTTCCGCCATCGCTGCTGGCTTGTTTCTGTACAGTGATATGTGAATGCATTGCCTGTCCGTTGCAGCTTAATTTCATACTGGTTGCCGGTATTCCGTTCTGCGGCACATTAAAATCTAGTATTGGCTGTAAATTTGTTTTTGCTTTAGTAAATAGTAATCTGCCAAATTCATCATGCGAAATAATAACGTTCTTCTGTGAAGCCAATTCTGAAAGATAAGATTTTACCGTTTGCGAATCTGTTGCTGTGGATGTATTAAAGGTTGAATCTACCAGACTTGCTACTGAACTATCTACCACTAATTGTAAGCCAAATGGCTGTATCAGTTTCTGGGCAATATTTCTTAAAGAAAGCCCATCGCTTTGTAAAGGATATAATTTAGTTGGTATTTCGCAATCTTCCAGCACACCTGGTAACGAATAACCTGAAATACTTACCATTTCCGGAATTGGTGATGAATTAAAATCCTGTGATAAAATGTAGCCAGTCAGTAAGGTTTCACCGTTGTGTGTTACTTTACATAAATGATAGTGACCTATACACATCACTTCTTTGTGTTCAGGATTTTCAGGATTGAATTTAAACGTGAAAGAAAACGCACTTCCAACACTATCATATTTTAATGACAATGTAAAATCATTAAAAAAAGTGATTTTATAATTACGGATTCTATCGTTTATAATTAATTCCATCAGATATAATAAAATATTTTTCTGTTTTTCTTTACTTGTAACATTTCATTTAATCCGCCGCCATTATTTCGGATCATCTGTTCTATAGTAGAATCATCAGATTTTAATCCATAAAACCGATGTGCTAAAATAATCCAGTTGCTATCTTCTTCCAGAATAATGGATCGTTCCTGTTTTGCATCCAGTGCAATATTAAACAGGTTTGATATTGTGTAATTAAGTAATTGATTTAACTGAAACAATGCCGTAGCATCCGGAACAAAACTATCAATAGAACCGCCGTTTGCCGTTTGAATGCCATCTAATGTCTGTATGTATGTTGTATTCGCATCCAGTAAAGTATCTATTGTATTTAATACATCCACCCTGTTTGAATAATCCGTTGCAAGTGGTCTGGAAACAGACAAACACATGGCAGAAATAATGCTTCCTACATTTGACATATACAGAAACTTATCTACCAGCGCAACGGTGCCCAGTAAAAATGAATTTTCCGCATCAGATATCATTGCCGTATAACTGGTTAACTTATCGGTAACAGATAATGGTAATTCTGCCGTAGTTTTTAATATATCGATGGTTTGTGTTACCGCATCTGCCGGTACCGTAGAAAATGAATTTACCGATGCTTTTACCTTATTTAATTTATTGATATAGGTTTCTGAATCTGAAGCGGTAGATATCAGTTTGCTTACTTTGGAATTGCTTTTATTTATAAATGCGGATGTTTTACTGATTGTAAGTGGTTTTACACCAATGCTGTTTATTTTTTCAATAGATGCTGCACCCAGTGATACGTTGCATTCCTCCACATTATTCTGAATCTTATCTGCCGGCACAACGGCTGTTTTTGGATAATCCTGTAAAATGGTTTCAATGACTTCTATTTTTATTTCAGAAACATTCATCTTTGAATTATCAATTTCTAAGGATGATGGCTGCACGGTAATACGTCCGTAATACGGATGAATCAGAATCCATGGCCGTGGATCATCTGCAGACTTTTCGAATGCAGCACAAACTTCCAGATGGTCATCACCCTGAAAATAAAGCTGCAATGGATATTTTCTTCCTTTTGGCAATCGGCGGTCCACTAATGAACCGCTTACATTTGGAAAATCAAACGTGGTAATATTATATTCCTTTGACTTTGAAGGATTCAAATAATGCGGCTTATATTGTTTGCCGTCACCTGTCTGAATAATTAAATCAGATTTTATTTGTTCTACCCAACTCACTGTAATGCTCGTTTAAATTGCGCTTCTGCCGCCTGAATATAAAATTGTTCTATTTTCGGTGTCGTTTTTTCTGTTGCTTTTGCCATAAAATGTGTAGCATCCACTTTTACGTCACGACCTTTTTTGAAACTGTATAATGGTGTTAATTTAAAGTTTCCTTCTTTGGTTCTTTTAATTGAATTTACTTTCCAAACGTATGATTTTCCGTTAAATTCTGATAAAACATTTCCGCCAACACCTGCATGAAATACTGATTTTACAAATTTTTGCTTATTATTAGCACCACTTGCTTTTGATGCATCTACTATTTTTATGTTTTTCAATCTGGCATTTGGCCGTATAAGTTTATTATCAGAATTTCCTGTACGTGCCGGTTTCATCGGAATGAAAGAACGGCTGTTAATTTTACCGCCTGTTTCCTGTTTCTCCAAATCATCAATTGCCTGGTCTTTACCGGTAAATCCTACTGCTGATTGCATATTATTAATAGCATATCCGCTGGCTTTATTTACCCGGCTATTTGCTTTAAAAAATGTTGCTTTTCTGATGGTAAATGTATCATCTGCGGATTGCTGAATAGAATTTTTCTTCATGTCGAACGCGGCAGAATTCAGTGCAGTACGGACCGCCACCGGAAAGGCGGCCCGGTGCAGCTTTTCCAACTTGTTGGTAAAAGCCACGACTGCATCTGTATTTACGTTCAATTGCATTATAATACAAATTGAATTGTAATAGCATAAGGCGAACCACTTATGGCTGTTAAATTTATCAATTGTCCAATTGAATTTAAAATTAAATCAATTCCTGTGTTAACGCCACTTACTGTAACAATTGCGCGGATAGGCATTTCCGTTCCTGTTGCCACTACAAATCCTGTTGCCAAATTAGAAGATGCAGCAATTGTAGTGCTTCCTGTAACCTGCAAAGTTACTCTTGTAAATCCATTTTTAAATTTAGTAATAGTCTTTGTTAATGGTGTCAATGAACCATTCAAAGTTATAGATGCTGAAATATCAGTTGATGCATTGCAATTATTTTTTACTGCTTCAATTAATGCCAGCCAATATTGGAAACCGTTTGTAGCATTATCCGGCTGATCATTGTAAACAATACCTGATTCTGCCATCATTTTTGCAAAAAACTGATGAAAATCAGCATATACCAATGTATTTACCGGTGTTCCGTTATTGCTGCCTGTATTATTCTGAATGTTGCCATATGGATAATCTGAATTCGGTGCAACTGTGTTTGGTTTATCTTCTAATTTTATTGCCATATCTTAATTTTTAAACGTAGTTAATTAATAAATAGCCTACCATGTGAGCAGGTTTTAATCTCAAAATCAATTGTCTAAATTCATCTTTACGATTTGCCGGAATATTGGCAAAACTTCCTAATGGATCACCGCCGATAAAAAATGTATTTCGCAAATTACTGGTGATAAAGAAAGACTGATCCAGCGTTTCATTAATGTGGTTTACAATAATATTGGCATATGCGCCACCATGCTGTTCGTCGCCATGCTGCGCATCACCATGTTGAAACTCATTTACACCACCTGAACCTGCCACATCAAAAATACTGCGCGTATAATACGTTCCTCCACCGTAAGGAAATCTGTTTTCATAAACATACACATCAAATCCTGCAGCTTGCAACTGGCCTTGTATGTACAAATAATGCTGGCGTGCCGGAATATTCCCTGGGTGATTAATTTTTCTTTTGATGGCTTTCTTTCTGTCTTCCAGGCTAACACCTAAACTAGTTATCATACCTAAACGTCTTTCCCAGTCATATGCATCATCTTCTGTAAATTCTGCATTGTCCGGAAGAATGGCATATAGTAAAGCAACGGCATCATTGTATGCCCTGTTTTCACTTAAACTAAGCGCGTAGTGCAAAGATTCCAGCCATCCATCTTTAGGCATCTTGAATGCCCTTCCTGTAGGATACAGCTGTTTTGTTAAAGATAATATGTCAGATAAAAAATTAAGCAAACGTAATAGAATTTACATGCGGTATAAAACCATTTACAAAAGTGAAAGATGAATAAATAGTTGAATCAACTTTTAATGTAATAGCACCAAACACAGAACCTGGCCGCGCATTTAATATGGTTGCAATTATTTTGTTATTATCTAAAATATCATTTTTATCTGCCAAAACATCACAAGCGGAAACAAACGGTCGCACCTTATTTATTTCTGCCGTTAAAGCATCAATAATTAAATTTTCTATATCTGTATTTCTTCCAACTAATCCATTTATTATAATATCTACTTCACGAATGGAAACCGGAAGAAAATTTACAATTGCCTGCAGTGGGCGGCGGCCACGTTCTTCATCCGGGCGCGTGTCATCCGGATCAAACTCCACCACTTCTTCCACTTCCGCTAATAATAATGCGGATGGTGTTCCTTTTCCATCAATAGAATCTGCAATGGTTGCTTCTACATATAGATTAATCTGATAATCAGTTCCTGATTTAGCATAAGCATAGCTTTGTTTTACACCCTGTGCATCCGCAGCCCACAAACGATAATCTGTGGCAGCACCGCCTTGCGGTTCTAAACGATATGCATCTAACGCTTTCGTTCTGTAATCTTCAATGGTTTCCGCGGCAGATGGTTCTACTATTTCAGCCGTTACTTCTGCTAATTTATTTACTAATGCAATTGGTGCCGTTGCCGTTAAAGTATCACCTACCGCTAATTTTGTTTCAATACCGGTAGATAAAGAACGTACTGTTATTGTATCGGTAGTAGCAACTAATGTATATGCTGCATCTAAAATAAAAAGGTTTCCCGGATTCTGTGAAGTATCATCACTTTTAAATGTTGTCTGCGCCGATATAACTGCACCGATGGTTCCTGTCACTTGCAATGTATATTGTCCTGCAGTGGCTGGAAAAGGATTTCTATTTAATTTTACACGTCCAAAACGTTCCAGTGTGCCGCCTATTGTTTCACTTTCTGCAGTATCTACAAATATATTCTTCTGAATATTTGCCAATGATAAATAAAATAGCTTTAATTTTGCAGCCTGCACACCAGCCAAAACGCGCAGAAAGTTTTTACCAAATACCGGAATACTTAGATTATACTGTGCTTCCAAATCAGCAAGTACTGCATTATATAATTCTGTAGTTGTTGGAATTGTTTGCATTCTTTTTAATTATCAATGTTTAATTTTCCATTTTCCCAGATATAAATGAATCTTTTTTCCGTTAGATTTCCAGGTTCTTTCAATCCAATTAAAATATCAATTCTGTCTGTAGAAATTATTTGAGTGGTGCCCGTTACTTCTGCAAATG